CGCCGGTTGAGACTGTGAAGAAGAGTCCGTTTTCTGTGCCAGTGGTGCCACAGCCGACAGACAAGATCAACTGTAACACTTGTTCACTCCAGAACAGCTGCAAGTATTACCGCGAAGGGAGCGTGTGCTCCGTGCCTGGATCAGAGCCGGCAGAACTTGCTAAGCACTTCAAGACTCGTGACAGCGAGCAGATCATCGACGGTCTCGGGACTCTGCTTGCGTTGCAGGCTCGCCGGCTGGATCGCGGTGTCGAAGAGGAGAATATGTACGGTGAGCTTGATCCAGAGGTCACCAAGATCGCAAACCAGCTCTTCACCAACGGTGTCAAGCTCGCCAAGCTGGTAGACCCAGCTCTCGCTGCAGGTCCGAAGGTGCAGATCAACGTAGGACAGGGAGGCGCCGCGGCGGTTCAGGCGGCGACTCCCAATCAAGTCCTCGGGAGCATCGTTCGAGAGCTTGAGCGTCGTGGCTTCCGGCGAGAGCAGATCACACCTGACATGGTGGGGAACTTGCTAGCTGAGATGGGTGGCGCAGACAGGGCGCCAAAGGTGATCGAAGGTAAGGTTCTGGCTCGTGAGGACGAGTCTGCGTGAGCGTCCAGGCTTGGGATCAGACTAAACTTGCAGCTGATCTGAAGTGGCTGCAAGATCACCCCTGGTTTGATGAAAAGCCTGCGTCGATCATTGAGTTCCTAGGGCCGGATTACCTCAATATCGAACGAGGTGTTCGTCCTGGAGTTCGCGCCGAGTTAGTCGCACTCTTCGGCGAAGAAGTAGACCCTCGTAGGATCGCAAAGGTCCGATGGGGCATGTTCACTGGTGCTATCGGTATTGGCAAGACGACCATGGGGTCAATCATCTTGCCATACATGGTGCATTGGGTCCTCTGTCTGAGAGATCCGCAGGGTTACTATGATCTGCTTCCTGGTTCTCGCATTGCCTTTATGATGATGTCAACTAGTGAAGATCAGGCCAAGGAGACTGTCTTCGGCGATGTCAAGGCTCGTATTCAGTATTCGCCCTGGTTTACCAACAACTTCCCCTTCGATCCGTCTTTCAAAAACCAGCTGCACTTCGCCAAGGACATCTGGATCATTCCTGGCTCGTCGGCTGAAACCTCGTTTGAGGGTTACAACATCTTGGGAGGAATCCTTGACGAGGCTGATTCACACAAGGTGACTCAGCAGAAAGACTATGGCGAGGCGGGATGGAATACGATCAACGGTCGTATTGATTCTCGATTCCAAGATCAAGGCTTCCTGCTCACGATTGGGCAGATGAAGAAGGCTAGCGGCTTTGCCGCGACAAAGTACAAGGAACTCTTAGCGGACAAGGAGAACGCGCATACAGTCAGAATGACCATCTGGGACTCGCTCGGATGGTCGCACCCGAGGTTCTCAAACCCAGACGGTTCTCGAAAGTCCTTCTGGTATGACACGAAGCGGAAAGAGATTTGCACCAAGGAGGTAGCGGACCTTCTTGGATTCCCGGAGCATATCTTGGAGATACCGAGTGTTTACGAAAAGAACTTCAGAAACAAGCCTGAACAGGCTCTACGTGATCTGGCTGGTATACCGCCGCAAGCTGGCACTGCTTTTATCTCGCTTACGCATCGGATCGACGAATGCTTCGAGAGATGGATAGAGCGATATGGTAATGAGTCGCCTGTTACAGCTGATCCTCGTCGTCCAGCGTTCGCGGATTGGTTTAAGAATCCTACTCCGCTGCGTCGGTCGCTTCATCTAGATATCGCGTACAGCGGCGACGGGGACGCGGCTGGGATCGTCATGGGGCATGTCTCGCATTTAGTCGAGTCGGAAGATGACCACGAGGACGGCAAGAAGCCTTACATCGTGATCGACTGTATGATTCGTGTAAAGGCTTCGCCTGGTCAAGAGATCCTTATCTCGGAGCTCAGAAACTACATCTACGAGCTCAAGAGGCGAGGGTTCAGGATTAAGGACGTGACGATGGATGGGTTCCAGTCCACCGATACTCGTCAGCAACTTCAGAAGAAGCGGTTCCATGTTAGCTACTTGTCGATCGACAAGTCTAAGCTTCCATATGAGGACTTGCGCGACGCCATCTACGAGCAGCGCATCGATATTCCTCCGTATATGACTTACATCAGTGCTGGTGAAGGCGAGCAACTGAACATTGCTTATCGTGAGTTGTCGCAACTCGAAGAGAACGATAAGAAGATTGACCACCCCGCCAACGGGTCGAAAGATGTCGCGGATGGCTTGGCTGGTGTCGTAACGACGTTGATGGGTGACAGGACATATCGGCGTCGTGTAGGCTCCGCAGAACCGAACGAGGCGCAAGACCTTGACCCGAACGATCCCTTCGGATACGGGGATACTGGAGCATCTGCTTCACAGCTGCCCGACTTCGGTGGTTCAGGACTTAAGGCTCCTGTCCCTCCGACTATCGGAACGCTTCCGAAGTTCACTGTTCCACATGGACTGTAGGAGTAGACGTGGCGGGATTGCTTGGACCTGATGGCAAGCCCATCAGCAGCAAGGATCTTGAGAATAAGAGGGCAAAGCCGCCCGCACTAGGCGAACGCTACGGGCGCTGGGCAGGTCCAGAGATTCAGTTCCTGCAACTCCCGGGAGGCGGAACGATCGCCTTCGATACCTCCAACCTGACGCTGGCCGATTTTCGTCAGATGAGAGGTCACTATCAGATCAACTCATCTCTGACGATCTTGACTTTCATGATGCATCAGATCGGCTGGCACATCGAGTGTGACAGCACGAAGATCGAAGATCAGGTAGGAGAGAACCTTGAAGCTGTGTGGAGTCGTCTTGTACGGGCGCAGTCTCAAGCTCTGTGGGCAGGTTACGGCCCAAACGCTCTTCAGTGGGATAACGACGTCAACAAGCGCGCTGTTGTCCTTACCAAGATCAAAGACCTCATCCCCGAAGACTGCCGAGTCCACTGGAAGCGCGTCGAGAACAGTGTTCCGGGTGTACCGAACGCTAAGGCAACGTTCTCCGTCTACGATGGAATCGACCAGTGGGGAGCGATCAAGCCGATTCCAGTAGAGAACAGTTACTGGTATCCTCTTCTGATGGAGAATGGTAACTATTACGGGAAGCGACTTCTCGAGAGCGCGTTCCAGCCTTGGTTCTTCTCTACGCTTATGCACCTGTTTGCGAACAGATACTATGAGCGATTCGGCGAGCCTGTCCCGGTGGGTCGTGCGCCGTTCGAGGACGAGCAGGACATCAACGGTACGACCATGAAGGGCAATCAACTCATGGCGCTGATTCTCAGTCAGCTCCGGAGTCGTTCAACGGTAGTTCTCCCGAACGACAAGACGCAGTTCGGTGATGAGAATACCTTGGATTACGACTACCAGATCGAATATCTGGAGTCGCAGATGCGTGGCGCAGACTTCGAGCGATACATGACTCGTCTTGATGAAGAGATGTCGCTCGCTATGTTTACTCCCATCCTGATGATGCGTACCGCAGATGTTGGTTCTTATAACCTCGGTACTCAGCACACACAGGTCTACCAGTGGATGCTGAATGCGTTGTCAGGTGATTGGGAAGAGTACATCAGTAAGTATATCCTCGGGCCTATGGTGGATTTCAACTTCGGACCTAATGCTCCTCGTGCGAAGATCTGTTTCAGCAAGATGGGTAAGACTAATACGGACTTGCTCAACACGATCATTCAGGCAGGAATCCAGAAGGGTTCCTACAAGATTGACGTTCGCGAGCTTGGCGAAATGACCGGTCTTACGATCGAAGAAGTTGAGGTTGTTACTGGCGCACAAGAGCCTCCTCCGCCTGAACAACAAGCGAATCCAAATTCTGCTGATGCAGTACTGGAGGTTCGTAACCTCATCGTCGATCGGGTCACTAAGCAAGTTATTAAGGGTTTCCGAAACAACACCTTCGGAGATACTGAAGAGTTCGTTATCAATATGGGATACAAACGCCAACTCGCCGACGCAATGATGCGTAAGGGCTTGAGTGACGCTGGTTCCCGCGCAGACGACATCTACGACGTGATGGACTCGTGGGTCAAGACAACTGCAAGTCTTGGCAAGGAGGAGTTCCAGACGCCGGAGGAGTACGTCGGTTTCTTCCGTGCGAAGCTGGACAAGATGATCGAGGTGTTCTCCCGATGAAGTCAGCGTCTTACACTTACTTCTATACACGAGGCGACGACGTTCGCATCACGATTCGAGTTCGTGAGAACGTCTATGATCCTGTTACGCAGACCTATACTCCTGGCGATTACATCGACCTCACCGGCTGGACAGGTGCGTCTGAATGGAGGCCAGACCCAGACTCGACTACCCTCGAGACTGCTGTAGTGACAATGGACCCTGATCAGGTGACACACAAAGGTCAATTCACGGTCGAATTGACTGATATACAGGGTAGGAATATCGAGGACGGCTGGGGCTTCGATATTGAGCTGGATGATCCATCTGGATTCAAGCAGACCTATATCAAGGGTACTGTGAAGATGGATTTGGATTACACGCATGACTAGCAGTGTGATTCTGGAGATCTCATCTGAGGACGTTTCCAGCGTTCTCGAGTCAGATGATCTTCTCGTTGAGCTTACTGGCGAATCTGTCGAGACTGTAACGGTTCCAACTCTAGACTCATTGGAAATCTTTACTGTAGGACCACAAGGTCCTGCAGGTCCCGCTGGTGCGTCGTTTGTGCATACACAGACAACACCAGCAGCAACATGGACGATCGTGCATAACCTCAATACGGTTCTGTCGGTTGTTCTATTGATCGACAGTATTCCCGGAGAGCCCGTGTTTACTGATATCACTTACCCAGACCTCAACACTGTGGTAGTGACCTGGCCGAGTCCCGAAACGGGCAAGGCGTACCTTCGCTAAGGAGCGATCATGGCAGCAAAGTTCAGAAAGGGTGTAGACCTCCTCGGTAACCGTGCTGTCGGCTTGGCTGACGGCACAGCTGCTACGGATGCTGTCACTCTTCAGCAGTTGCAAGCGATGGTGCGAGGGCTGTCCTGGAAGGATGAAGTCCGAGTAGCCACGACGACCAACGGAGCACTTGCTACTGCCTACGCGAATGGTCAGACTATCGATGGTCAGACCCTCGTTACTGGTGACCGCATTCTGCTCAAGGATCAGACGACACCTGCTGAGAACGGTATCTATACCGTCAACTCGTCAGGAGCGCCGACGCGGGCCGTAGATGCTGACTCTACAACCGAGCTGGAGAACGCCACTGTCTTCGTGATGGCAGGAACTGCGAATGCTGACAAGGCATTTACGCAGACTGCTACAGTGACGACTCCGGGGACGACGGCTCAGACGTGGGTGCAGTTCGGCGGTGGAACTTCGATCACTGCTGGTAACGGTCTGACTGGTACAACTACGATCAGCGTTCTCGCTGACCCGGTGTCTGGTGGAGGCATCAGCGTTTCCGGCTCTGGTGTCAAGGTCGACCCCAATGTTGTTGTTCGTAAGTTTGCTGCTGACTGCGTGGCAACTACGAACCCACAGACGTTCACTCATGGCCTCGGCACCAACGATGTCGAAGTGACGGTTTGGGCTGCATCTGGATCTGAGTTAGTTTACCCGGATATCACAAAGGGTTCCGGCACAGTCATCGTAGATTGGGGATCAGCTCCTGCTGCGGCTGATTATCGCGTAGTCGTTCAGGGGTGATTTGAGTGCCGATTGAGCGGAAGCCTGGCCTTCCTGTTGACGCTTCATGGGAGAACTGTCCGTTCTCTTCATCTGGTGTACAAACTGTGAAGACTGGAACTCTGCGTTATCCAGTCAAGGGTGGGACTTTCCAAATCCAAACCGTTGCTGCGATGCTCGGCACTGCTCCTACTGGAGCTACTACTTTCAAGGTTGATGTCAATAAGAATGGGACATCAATCTATGGCACTCAGACGAATCGTCCTACATGGGTAGCTTCTGCAAATGCAGCGACAGTAGGAGCGCACACTGCTACGACAGTTACTGATGGTGATTATCTCACTATTGATGTAGACGCTATTGGTTCTACTGTTGCAGGATCTGATTTAGTTGTAGTCATTCGTATGCAACGGATCTCTTGATGACAGTTACGCGGCGCGGTGCATGGGTATCAACGATTCCAGCAACTGCTGGCTCTGAAGCAGTTACAATGCCTACTCATGTTGCAGGTGACAGATTAGTTGTAGTAGAACTTGGTAAGTATCAAGGTGCTACTGCTTTGACAGAGGCGTCTGGTACATGGTTTTCTCCAGCAGGTCGTATCGCATTCGCAACCGGACAGTCGAATGGTAACGACTCCGGTACTGCACATGCAAACATCTTTATTAAGGATGCTCTTTCGGCTTCAGAAGCGATTACTTTGGTTCCAGGTGCTACTGCTCCAAACTCCTGGGAGTTCTTTGCTGCTGCTTTTCCAACTCCTCCGAACGGCTGGGCTGATGCCGTATCTGCAGTTCCTATATCTTCGATCGTTGATACTAATACTGCATCTCCGTTATCTGGTACTATTCCAGCTTTCGGTGCAGGCGCTCCATCGCCAGGAGATATGCTATGTCTGTTCGGTGTAACACCTAGTGACACTGGTACTGCACTTGGAGCTGTATCACTTACTAATGCTGGATTGTCAGGTGGTACAGTAGCTGGACAATTGTATGCGGAGAATGCTCTTGGGCAGGATACTGGTTCGGCTGTAGCTGATTGGACTGGATTCACAGGTGCTGAGTCGGGAGACTATTCAGCATCAATGACTATTACAAGCAGTACAGCACAATACGGTGGACTTATTTTGATCGCTCTCCGCGAAGCTGCGGGTGGAGCTCCTGCGGGATTCGAGGGATGGGGTATGCCAATCTCATGAAACCCGAGAAAGAACTTCGATGCTTCTGTAGAGGTGAACCCCTACTCGCAACATATGGTGTGGATGTACAGGGAGACTTGTTCGTTCATGTCAAGATCTACAAACAGAACCGTATCTATGGTGAGATCGTGTTCACTGGCGGTATCGCAAAGATCAGATGTCGAAACTGTCTGCGTTGGCATCGCGTGATCTTCCGAACTAATGCTGTAACCTTGTCCGAAGACGAGGCTCCTGAAGCGCAGACATACGTCGGGTGACCACCGTCATGCTGGACGCCCCCGGACCCGAAGGGTAAGGTACGTGACTATGACTTCTGTCGAGCTCCTGAGCTTCTCGATGCGGACTACTCCGCCGAAGGATGGTGCCGACTGGTTCCGGATCGTCGAGGCCAAGAAGGGGACTGACGCCACCAAGGTCTACATCTACGACGAGATCGGTTTCTGGGGAACAAGCGCTAAGGACTTCGCTGCATTGGTCGATGAGATCGACACTAAGGAGATCCATCTTCACATCAACTCGCCGGGCGGCTCCGTCTTCGATGGACTTGCGATCTACAATACCCTGAAGAATCACAGCGCGAAGGTTACTGCTGTGGTCGATGGGATGGCAGCGAGTGCTGCTAGCTTCATTTTGCAGGCTGCTGACACACGCGAGATGAGTCGATCAGCGCAGGTGATGATCCACGACGCAAAGGCGTTTGCTGGTGGCAACGCTGCGCAGATGCGAAAGGCTGCTGAGCTCCTCGATCGAGTGAGTGACAGCATCGCTGACATCTACGCAATGCGGTCTGGAGTCAAGACCGCCGCAGAGTTCCGGTCGGTAATGCAGGCCGGTGATCAGTGGTACAACGGAAACGAGGCGATCGACGAAGGCCTTGTGGATGCTGTCACTGACAACCCCGAGGAGGACGATGCTCCGGAGGAGTCCAAGAACGTCTGGAGTACCGAAGAGGTCGAGGCGTTCTTGGCAACACCGCCTGAGAAGCTGGCCGCGGCCACGCACGTCACCGTCAACAACCGAGTCGAGGAGGCTCAGATGTCGGGTTCCGACACCCAGCAGCAGAAGCAGACTCCGGCCCCGCCCGCACCGCCGACGCCACCGGCACCTGCCGCGCAGGCTCAGCCGCAGGCTCAGGAGCCGTTCAAGTTCACCATGAATGGCAGCGAGGTCACAGACTACGCTGCCGTCCAGCAGCACATCGTCGGCCTGGAGCTCTTCAAGAAGGAGACCATCGAGGCCGGTCGCAAGTCGTTCGTCCAGCAGCTGGCAGCGGACAAGAAGATTTCCGCTGCCGACGAGACCCTCACGGCGACCGAGGAATTCGCCCTGTCGCTCTCGTCCGAGCAGTTTGACAAGTGGAAGGCCTCGATGAGTGCCGCCCCCGCGTCTCCGCTGTTCGAGAAGCACGGCGTCGAGCCGGGGGATACCAAGGCCCCGGAGAACGGTGGAGTGAACGCCGTCAAGGCGGAGATCACCACCCTGGAGGAGATCGTGCAGGGCCACAGGGACTCTGGCCTCGATGAGGCCAAGATCGCTGAGACGCCTTCGTACAAGAAGCTCCAGCAGCTCAAGTCCGCTCAGGCCAGCAACAGCTGACCTGATCACCCAGAACTCAAGGAGAGTCAATGCCTGCCTTCACCAAGGGTGGTGGGAACCGGACGCCGTTCGGATCGAACGAGTATCTTCGTTCGACGTTGGACGTCAAGAAGGAGAGCTACACCTTCGCGTCCGCCTCGCTCCCCACCGAGACCATCGACGGAGTGGTCCAGAAGGTTCTGAAGCCCGGCGAGATCATCGCCAAGATCACGAGCGGAGCTGACACCGGCAAGGTTGGTGTCTTCCAGGCGCTCGCGACTGACGGGCGCCAGACCCTGACCAACATCGTCGGGATCAACGACACCTGGCTGCCTTGGCAGCTGATGGAGCACGACAACGAGATCGCGGTCACCTACGAAGGTGCTGCGGTTCAGGCGTGGTGCTTCGAGCGTGACTCCTCGG